CGAGGAGATCCTTACTTCTATACAGGGTCAGTGCGACTCCATAGCATCATTGACTCCTACAAGAGATACTCTACAAACTATTGTTGATCAAACATATAAGGATGTCATAGGTAAAGTAGATTACTCTCGATACCTGCGTACTGGAATTCAATCCATTGACGATGTCTTGTACAGAAACGGCTACGGGTCAGGCCAGCTTTGCGTCCTAGCTTCACGGCCAGGGTGCGGCAAGACAGCCTACGCCCTGAACTTCTTGAAGAACGTATGCACGACTGGTCACGGTGTGCTTCTCTTTAATCTTGAGATGGGCGTGAACCAGATAATGAAGCGCATCTTCAGTATCAACTCAGGCTTACATATGCGAAGGTTTGAGGACGGGCTAGCCCCGGAAGATAAGATGCAGACACTGCGGGAGACTACCGAAACCGTGAAGGGTTGGAACTGCTGGATCCGTGACAACGTATATCAACTGGACCACATACTAGCAACTGCCAGAGGTATGCACAGAAAGCATAACGTAAATGGAATCATTATTGATTACTGCCAACTGATAAAGCCTATGTCCAAGAACATATCCAGAGAGCAGCAGGTCGCAGAGATCAGCCGTGAGTTGAAGCTACTCGCAAAGGACTTAGACATACCCGTCCTGTTACTGGCGCAGGTGAACCGTGAATCCGAAAGGGATGACCGATCACCCATCATGTCCGACCTCCGTGAAAGTGGAGCCTTGGAGCAGGACGCTGACAGCATTATATTCCTGTGGCAAACCCTATCAGAGAGGGAACAGGGGACTGACTACGTCCGCTGGACTCTAGCCAAGCAGCGGGAGGGCATGGGATACACCCAAGGCCGAATCCTCTTCAACAAAGGCACTCAGCAGATGGAGGATTACTCGCAGTTTATTTGATATGACCCCATCCCAGAAGCGGACAGTTCGTTACCATAAAATCATTGAGGATTTTTTCGGTGGCTATGTCTGCAACAGGTGCGGGTTCAAGGGTAAGGCAGTGCAGTTTGACTGCCATCACCTGCCGGGCCATCAAAAGACAAGAATCATTAGGGACTTTAGGCGAACGGGAACCCGTGAACAATTCATTCAGGAGCTAGAGAAGTGCGAACTTTTATGTGCAAATTGCCACAGGCTGGAGCATTCCTCTTGACAGAAAACATAGGACACCTATGTTATAATTATTCTACCACACAAATGGTTCGTGTGTTAGTTGGTTCAATAGTATAAATACAAGGTAAGCCGAAGGAGTAATCCTAGGCGAAGTACGGTTTTTTCATGGTCCGCACTTTTGTTCAGTCCTTGGGGGCTGTTCCGTGTTATTCCGGGGCAGCCCCTTTTACTTTAAGTAGTTCGACCTAAGGGTTATGGCCTCAAGAACATCTTTTCTATTGGGATCCTTTTTGAGATAACCCATAAGGACTTCTTTATTTTTATCAGCACCTATGCGTAGCAGGAAGTCAACCTTTGGCTCAATGTCCAAGCTGATTACTAATTTATCTATCTCAGAGATGTTGAGTGCCTGTGTCTTCAACTGCCTCCTGTAATAGTTACGAAGTTTAATTTTGTCTGGGTTATCATCGGACAACGCTAGGATTGCCTTTTCCTTATCTCCTTCAAGATTGTCGTACTTCTCAGAAGTGCTTTCCTTAATGGATCGAGACATATCCGTGTAGTTCCCCGAAAGAATATCCAATACGTCCAGGCTGGATAAACCACCTTCCTTCATGAGTCCAATCTTTTCATCCAAGGAATATTTGAGCAGCTCTACACCCATGTTTTTATAATGAACTCTAGCTTGGTCCAGCCTATTGCTACGGGCTGTATTCATTTCATTGTATGTAGCATCTAACTCCTGCTGGCTTATGTCGCCTGCAATTTTTTTCCTAAGAGCAGAAGTGTATTTGCCCTTAGCTGTCTTCATCATACTAGAGGATTCTGCAAATTTAGCTCTAAAGGAACGATCAGCGTCGTATTCATACACCCTCCATCCAAAGAGGCTCTGAACATTTTGTGCTATTGTTCTATTGCCTATTCCGTTGTACGCATCTTTAAAGCGTTCAAATGTTCTAACTGTACCTGGCTTAAGTATGTCATCATAAATGATAGAGGCGATTACCTTAGTCCTTGCAGCAAGACTTGGATCAATGTAAATTGACTCACCTCGTTCGTCGTAACCGCTAGTAATTTTTTGAATAGTTTGTAGCCCCAACGAACCTCCCTCTGAAAATACTCTGCCCTTCAGTATGGAAGCGTATTCTTCAAATGGCTTTTCTTGGAACCCAGCAGAAAAAGCATCTCCCATAGCGATTTGAGGAAGAATATATTCGGGTGGCACAAACACTCCTCTTCTGGGGTTATCCTTATCAGGATTAATAATAGCTACAGTACCATCCATCCAGAATGGAAGAACGGATTCTTCAAATGCTTGAACTGACTTATCATTCAGACCGTTTTCTTCGTTCTTGAGATTGACTGCTACCTTAGCTCCAGCGGTAAATAGACCAAAGGCTGCCAATCGTTTTGCTCCTAATGCTCTCATAGCGGTAACACTTGCCCTTGACGGATCAAGACCAAAGTCCCTACCAAAATTACCCCTAAGCATTTGCAAAGCAAACTTGCCTTGGTTGTAAGATATTCTACTTAACTCAGCGAAGTGAGCAATAAATGGTTGAAGGAATCCAACTCGACTGCCCTTCCTAACAATTTCACTTAACTTATCGTAGTTAGGAAAAGTATCATTAGTCATTCGAGCAGCCGAAGCTTCAATTTGTTCTGCCGTATAGTCAGGGAAAACCTTTTTTAGTTGCGTCTGCGTGCCTTTCCAAGTGACATAACGCATAGCAACATCCAATGCAGAGTACGCCTTACCACCAAGATCAACCGCTTTGCCTACAAGGTTTTTGTTAAGAATGTTAAAACCTCTTTTTAGGGTAGCTTCCATATCCGCAGCATCAATACTTTTCGGACGAAGGTTGTATAAATCCATCTTATCGAGGTCAGCGTAAAATGCTTTTTTGGCTTCCGGAGATTTACCGGCTACAAACTTTTCTAAACTTCTGAAACTAGCAGCAGCTTTTCGCATACCAGAAAAATTAGGCATGACCCCGTTGGCGGCAGCAGAAGTAACCGCACCTATTGCAGCTACAGGATATGACCCTATGTTACCTATAACCTTAGTAAACTTTGCTGCAAAGTTAAGAGTAAAAAACGATTTAATAGCTCTGTCCGTAAGATCTCTGATGGGTTCATTAATTATAGGACCGTATCTTAACTTGTAGATAGAATCAGCAACCTCTGGATCAACAAAGATATTGGTTTTTCCAGAGACAGTTTTTAGCTTAAGCTCAACTTGACCCTCTCGAAGAGTTCTGCTAGCGACACCACTGTTCAATAACAGATTAGCTATCTCTGCGTCCTCTGCTTTAGCGGATGCAAGTCTTGATAATCTTCGTGAAGTAATTAATGCTCGTTCTGCCGGGTCAGTGATTTCACCTAGCCAAGCTCTTTCAGCTTTACCTGGATTAGCACGTTTGCGTAAAATATTTTCGGACTCCGATGGCCTTAGTCCGGACTTTGATTCCAGCTCCCTTGTTTTAGCGGAGTTACCTTTTAGCTCATTAATTTTCTTTCTTGCCTCAACGGCTGCCTTCTTTGAAGACATACCGGATTGTATATAATTAAATTTTATTTCTTTAAACGCGGCCTTTTCTAGTTCAGGGTTAGGCTTATAGTTAGGATCCTCAAACAATCTATACGGTTGAGTCAAATAGCCACCAGTTGTGTCCATTGATTCTTCCAGGACCGTCCTAAGACTTTCTCTGATTTCCGGGGATAAGTCCATAAACGCCTGGTCATCCATTCCGCCAATCAATCGCTCCCTGAGTTTATTGGTCGATGAACGCCATGCTGATAACTCTGTTTGTATGGGCGTTAGCGGCGGATCTAACTCACCGGTAAGGAAGAATGCGTTTACACTCTCATCTATTGCGGCTTCATTATCGACGTTTGCCTTTTTGATTCTCTGGACTGCATTGTATGCCCTAAGACCAACGGACTCGGCTTCTCGTATAATACCTTTAGCCAGTTCAATCTCGTTTAGTATATCTCGACCTACCACCTTAGAGGGAGCTAGCCAAGAGTTAATTCTATTGAACAAACGACTGGGTCTTTTCTTTGAACCAGGTGCGTAGTTATTTAAGTTACCCGCATCCAATGCTAACTGAGTACGTTGCTTAGAAAGAAGGTTTAATGTTATTTCACGTTGTGCTTGATCAAAAGTTTCTCTCGCGGCTCCAGGCATTGTTGGACGCTCAGGTAAAGGAGCTAATCCGTTTTCTGATCTTGTAATTGGAAGGGACTCGTCAATATTAAATTTTCCGTCCTCTTTAAACAATGGTCTTTCTTTTGGAGTAAATGTTAAATCTTTATAGGTTATCTCTCCCTTAGCTACAAGTTCCATAACTTCTTGTGCAGTCTTGCCCTTAGCCTTATTGATCAAAGCCTTGCTTACGCCAAAGGTTTTATCCCCTGCTAACGCTCCCGTTAAACCAGTGAGAACCTCGACAGCTAGCGCAGCACCAGGAGACAAGTCTTTTTCTTCTGATAGTATTCTACCGGCACTCTGCCCAGCTACTGCGCCTGACTCAACAGCCAAGAATCGACCAGTGTTCTTAGTAGCTTCATCTGTAAACTGTTTAGCAATGTTGACTCCTATCTTACCAGCTTTAGTAGTCGCTTGAGTTTTGGATGCAACTTGTGCTACCTTCAATGCAGGAACAGTAAACCCTACAGCTTCTCCAACAACTTGTCCTGCTAGACCTGCTTTAGTTCTTGCTGGCTCGTCTCTAAGCGGCTGGCGAATAATAAATTCGATACCCTTTCGAATAGACTCACTGCCTCCTATGGGGTTTGTACTAATGTCTCTATCGACGATAGCATTAGAAACCTTGTTGAGTCCAAAAGATATTAAATCAACAGGCGAACCAGCAAGTGTTGCTATACTATTATAAAATTGGTTAGCAAAGTCATCCGCTATAAATTTAGCGTTTTCTACGAACCCTTCGGGATTCTGCTGAATCTCTTCTTCTGAATTAAGACCAACAGAGCGTAATGATTTGATTTCATTAGCAAAGTACTGAGCAGCCTCTAGGTTATTGGCAGCTAAAGCATTCGCTCCAGCTTGCTTTAGCTCTTGAATAGTTGCCATTATTGTTACCGAGGAAGGAACTGATCCTCAAACTTTTTTATTTGTTCAGGGCTAGGAAGGTTGTCTGTCGTTGCTTGATTACTAAGAACAGCATCCTCCAAGTCAGAGGAGTCATCAGTATTCTTTCTGGGTCCAAACACTTCTGATGCAGGTTTAGGACTGCCCGATAAATCTTTGAATATATCTAAAATAGCTAAAATATCATTTGCAGCTACTTCGTCGCCCTCATTATAAAGTTGTCTAGCTCTTTGTAATTGCGCTAATTCACCCTCTAAAGTTTGTAGCGCTGCAGGAGTTGGAGCCTCACCATTCCTTGATGCAGTCATATACCTGCCGTCCTGAGTCACGATCGTAAATCCTCCTATATCTATTACGTCAATGTTAGGACCTTTCATTTTTTGCATGGCTTCAATGATCTTTAAATCATTAGGATCCCGACCACCTTGATCAAAATATGCAGCAGATAAAGCGGATGGATCTATCTCTCCTGTTCCCGCATCTCTGGATGCAGACAAAGCCATATCAAAAGCACTTCTGCTTATTTCTTTTTGTTCTTGCTCAGATTCTGCAGCTTGTAGTTGCAAGCCTGTTAACTGACTAGCTTGCATATTCTGCTTTTGCTGATTATAGGCACTAGCAAATCCAGTAGCAGTCAGTACATCGCGTTGATTGTAGTTACCACTTTCAATCTTTGCATAAGCCTTTCCTACATCTCCACCTGCATTCTTCAAGGCAGATACCAGTGTCGGATCAGCGGCTGCTTGGCCCTCAAGAGAAGCTAGTCCAGCAAGCGTAACCTCCTTGTTTGTTTGGTATTTTTCAATACCTTCACCAATCTGCCTACCAAGGTTAGCTAATGCGCTTGCCTGTATCTCTGCGGCTCTTGCAAAGCCACTGTAGTCCGCGTTACCCAGTTCTGGGCGTATTGTTGATCCTGCTTGAAATGCCATACTATTTAATTTTTGTATTCATCCACTTGCGGATGATTGATTTTACAAGAGGCTTGTTGGAAATGAACTTAGCTATTCTTTCTCCGTACTTCACGTACAGGTTACGGAACCAGGAAGGTGCATCATTCAGCATCCAGTAACGGAACTCTAGCCACTTAGGATTCTCAATGCCGTAGACCTCACGGGCTACCCAACACGGCCCTATAGGATTAATTAAGCCAAGAGCCGCACCACCAAGAGAGCCAAGCATTGAACTCCTGCCAGCACTACGAGAGGCATCAGCCTGAGCCATTGCACCCTGATAATTAACGTCCTGTGACCGCTGTTGCAAGGCCATATTGATACCCATGTTAGGATCAAATAGCTGAGGTCCCATAGGTCCTGCTGCGCCTTGCTGTGCTTGTCCTAGAACTTGACCGCCTAGACCAATAGAAGCTGAAGGACGACCCAAGAGAGTCATACCTACGTCACCTGCTAACTGACGGTTCATGCTAAAAGCTGGTTGTGCAAACTGAGCTGTGTAGTCCGAGCGACCAAGTGCCTCTGCGGCAATGGACGATGAGTCACCGATGCGACCCCTTGCTAGGCTTGCCTGTCTGGACCTTTGTTGTACGTTGCGTTCCTCTTCTGGAGTCAGTTGACCCAAGGCTCGACGGGACATACTCTCTGCTATTTCTGTGCTGAATGGATCAGCGGAACGGTAAGCCTCAACAACTTGAGGTGCGAATCTTTGCAATGCACCCACGTCGGACTCACGCTGTAATTCTAGTTCCGAACGCTGTAATGCACCCGCACGGGTTGACTGCTCCTCTAGTAAATCAAAGAGTCCCCTTTGCCCTGGCGAACTTTCAAGCTGCGCCATCTCAGCCTTAACAGAAGCAATCTGAGAGGCACGATTCCCACCGAGGGAACTAGCTAGTGATTGAACCTCTCTGTTGTATTCGGCTAATTCTTTTTCGTAGTTAGGGTTCTTGGACGTATAAGTCGTGCTACCATCTCTGCCAGGGCGACCCAGTCTTTTTCTGGTAATATTTTTACTTGGAGGCAAACCTGCCGCCGACCGAGCGATCTTCATTGCCTCTGCACTGCTGACACCTCCCTGGCCTGCCTCTAGTCCAGCAAGCTGGGCTTCTAGTCTCTTGTACTGAGGATTGTCCGTGCCGCCAGGAATACCAGTAGCAAACGTATTAATATCCGCAAGCTCTAGTGCAGCGTACTGCGGACGGAACCTCTGCTCTGCGCCGATCAATCGCTCTTGCAATCGAGGGTCAGTAACGCCTTGGTAATTGCTAAAGCCTTTACCGAATAAGTATTCGCCCATTGACTCACCTGGGTCAATAGGTTCTGGTGCTGGTGGTGGTGGTGATGATTTTCCTTTGCCTCCCATAATATTATATGCTTAGTATTCTGTTAAATAATTTAGGTGTGTACTTAACCTTAGTAGGTTTTTGATTCCTGTATCTTACGCCTAGTAGTTTCTTTTGCATAACCTCGGGGCATTTAATAATAAAGTTCTGTGTAAGTCGTTTAAAGGTGTCGGTACTTTCTGCGAATAAGAAGGCCATAAAGATTGCGTTGCCTTCGGGGTCATCGGCCTCCCAATTTTGAACAAAGGGCCAGCCATCTTCCTCGTTGCAATTATACCACATAAATACACCTTGTATATTACCTTCTTCGTCCTGCTCAAAAAGAAAGGTATGCTTTGCCATATGGTAAGCAATGAGGAGCTGCATACGGTCTTCTGGCCATCCCTCTAGTACTCTTCCGTTCTCGTGTTCAACACAAAAATCCACGACCTTATCGATAAAGTCAATGGCTTCTTTCTGTGTAGCATTTTGCAATGCTATTTGAACTGATTGCAGGAGAGGATTCATTTTAAATTATTAAGATTTTACTTCAAGAACAGTCATACTGTATTCCATTAACCCGCCGAGCGTAAAAGCAGAAGCATTGTCTTTGTTGACGAAAGAAGTGCCACTTGCTCCTGGACCAACTCGCAGACTATAGGTTGCCGCATCTGTGCTTGACGGAGTAAATTGAAACTGTAAAGAAGAAATAGCCGTTCCTGATGACGATTGGCTTATCCATCTTGCTCCTACGCAGGTACTGCCTTCAAACAAAGCTATTACCGTTTCGGCTCCTGCTGGTGTGCCAGCCAATAAACCGTTGAATTGTACTTCAATTTTATTACTCGTAGACGTAGGGGTAAATGAAGTTGTCAGGATTTCAGTTCCTTCACCTACCAAGGGGGTTGTATCGTCCGCAGGAATAACATTGGTTATTGTAAGCTGCGTTGTGCTAGATACCCGTGTTCTTTGTTTAACAGTTACGAACTCTTTAATGCTTTCAGAAGTAGCTAATTTAGTAGCACTAGCCGTAGCCATTGTGTCATCGTCAATGACATCTGTTAGCTTAGAGAAGCTAATTCCACCATCAGCAACTGCCATAGCACCGCCAATGAGGGTCATCGTACTACCATCAACAGCGTCGGTTGCATTAAAGGTCGCTGCCGTGATTACTTGATTAAGTTTGTCTGCCGTTAGCTGTTCGCCGTTAGCAAATGTTTTTCCTGATGTTATAACTGACATAATATTTTATTTAGTATCCGATAGCAATAAAGAAACAACGACCAATAGCAGAATTACTAACACCGTGGTATCCCGCTAACGTAAAACCACTTACCGTAGGTGAAATTACGCTAGCAGTTTCTGATGCTGCATCAGAGTTTTCCTGAGGCGTTACGTTTATCCCGTAAATTGCATTGGGAAATGCACTCGCACTTCCAGATGAGTCCTGAAAAGTAACAGCAACTCCTGCTGTAGTGTTTTTATCTATAACACCAAATTTAATAATTAATCCACCGCCTAAGGTTAAAGAACCCTGGCTTCCTTCTGCAAGCAGCCCAGAGGAACTTGACTTATCTGCTGTTCCTATTAAGTTGTCTACGAATGCCTTGATACTTTGTTGGGTTACTAGCGAGGTAGCTGAATTAGTAGACATATTGTCCTCATCCAGCACGGCAACCTCTTGAGGTGCAGTTGCACTCCCAGAAGTATTGCCGAGTACCTTCATATTAGCTACATTTTCTATCTTAGCTTTAGTAACACCGCTGTCCTTAATTCTTAGTGCATTAGAGTTTATTTCTATTGTAGATCCGTCTACGGAGTCCGTTGATATTGCAGCATCATTTACGGCAGTATTGAGCGTAGCCGCTGTTACCGTATCGGTTGTTCCAAATGTGTTGCCTGTTACAAATCTTGCCATTATTCTGCTTTCTGTGTTGATCTAAAGGAGGTTGATCCTTGAGTTTGTAGTGACCTAATTCTTGGTCGTCCTTGTGTATTGTTTACTGTAAATTGTATTCCGTGACCTCTGCGGTTACCTATTCTACCACGTATGGACACATCCTCTGCCTTCGGCAGATTAGCGTTACCGTTGAAGCTGTTTAGGGTTCCTAGGGTAAAGGTCCCGTCTGGGTTCTCTGTCTCAGCCGATAGGTCAAAGTTGCTGACATTGTCCGCACTACTCTCTACGTGTATCTGGAACTCTTTCCAATTCTTTCTGCTCATGTTGCCAAAGGTGTACTGACGAGTAGTGATGCTTCCCTTAACAGTCTTGGTTTCATTAGAACCTCCAATGCTTACATTAATCAAGTCATCGCCCTGTAACCGGGCATCTACCTTGTGGATGCCGCCTAGTCTATTTATGGCGTAAACGCCCCGCTGGCTTCCTTCACCGGCGACTATGAGGTTCTCAATGTCCCAGTCCGTGCTATCAACATTATCTATGCTTTCCCATTGCTTGTTCAAGAAGTTATAGATAAGTATAGCGTTATTGCGAAGCGCATCATCGAGAGGCACGGCAACGAAGTAACGATTGTCGAAGTAAACAGCTACGGCCTGGCTACTCTGATCCTTATTGATTCTCTTAATTGTCTCGTTAATAGGTTCGCTCAAAGGTGTCTCCGTTCCACGGAGGTTGTACTCATCAAAGAACTGAGTACTGTAAACACCGTTGTCGGATAGGAATATAACTTGACTGCCGACCTGCTCAATACTGTCACGAGCTACGCATCCAACCTCGTCGGTCAGTAGTTTAGTACTAGCCGCTTTCAGGGACGTAGTGTTAGATATTAGGTGAATGCTGTTACGGTTGAACACCATTAGGTTATCCTCAGAAAAGGAGTGCAACCCTACAGTGAAGTCAGCTTCACCTGCGTTGAATCTGTACTGAGCAAAGATTTGGTCATAGGTGTCGGAGTCCAAGATGTCGGACGCAATGACCTCATCAATGATACCCCTTGATGTATATGAGTTCTCGCTCTCATTGACCAAGAACTGAAACGGCATGACCAACCTGCGCTGATGATACACGGCAAATTCTGGGGCTGGCATATGGGTGAACCCAAGACCTACAGATACTCGTTTTATAAAAACTGGATTAGATGCACGAACCTCGGCTGGTGTTTTGGCATCTTTAATTGATTCAGGGGATACAATAAAATTAATACCCGCTGCTGGAGCTACGGTTCCAGTAACGTCAGATGCAGTAAATGTAGTTGCAACCTCTACCTCAAACTCAGTAATGCTATTAACCTTTGAGACAGCATTATTGCCATTTAAACCAGCATCAAGGGCGGCAAAAGTAATAGGTTGATTCAAGGAAAGACCGTGATTCGCACCCGTTGTAACGGTTATGGTAGTGCCACTGACTGAAACTCCAGTAACTGCAACAGTGTTACCTGCAGAAAACACTCTTTGAACCATGAATTCTGACGGTATTGTTAATCCGCAGGAAGCCGTAGGGCCATCATCACTTATAATAATGTCATTGCCGAAAGCAAATGACTGAGCAGTGTGCAAAGAACCAACTGAATTGGTAATAGAAAAATCTTTTACAGAAGAAATAATAGAGGCAGGCTGCGTATAGGTTCCGCTTGCTACCTTAGAAAACGCAGAAGTAGCTGTACCAGTTCCTGATCCTCCACCTTGAGCGGTAAAAGTAACGCCTACCGTATTTGCTGAAGCACCGATTCCTGTAAAAGCTGGAGATGCACCCAGTGAGGTTATTGTATAGGTTTTACCTATCTCATAGTCACCTGGTGCAACGGAGCTAAAAGAACCATCCCACTCCAAAGCGACTTGACCCTTGCGGAAGATGAATACCTTGTTGAATGCTTGGAGCATTGAGGACGCAGGCGGCACAGTTTCGCCCGATGGGTAAGCAATCTCTACAGTGCCTTCAGTGGCTAGGTTTTTGGCAACAACTTTTAGATTGGAGGCAATGAGTATGTACTGACTTGCGTTCTCATTAGGGTCACTGAAATCAGTACTTGCATAGACCTCAGTAACGGCTCCTTCGTCAAGAATCATATTGAACCCAATAACTGCCTGTGTCGTATTAGTATTCAACGTAAATGATAATTGTTGCGGAAGGACAATTGGCGTTGTGTAGGTTTCATCGCTACCTGATAGAGCGTATTTTAATGTCTTGGTATCTCCGTTATCAGTCACGGAAACTAAAGTTTTTAATCCGTTAGGATCAACTGTAGAAAAGCCTAGACCCTCTACAGTTACAGCATTAGTAGCTACAAATGTATGTCCCGCTTCTACCGCTGGGTCATTGATAATTATATTAGCCTGATTATCAGCACCGACTAAGGTAGCTGACTCAATGGTCGTAGGAAGTATTGTTGTGGTTCCGTTGCCAACCTCTGCTAGAGTAGGCAGTCGAAGGACATCTCCACCTACGGCAAACGGGGCCTCTATAACCTCGATACCCTTGCGGACCTGTGCTTCACCGTTGCGATCAAAACGGACGTTCTGGGCATCAGCCAGCATCCCGCCCTGTAGCTGATCAGGTCTAAGCCTATTGTTGAACCCAACAAAGCCTACATCCCCGTCATTGAGGATGCGGTCATCTAAGCTAGCGTATGACCTGTACTCCTGCATTAATTAACATTTCCAACGCTTCAAGGCTAGTGCCTTACGTGTTGGTCTACCTTTTTTGTCCTTCATTGGACCCTTAACGCCAGACATTCTGGCACAAAATGATTTCTTCCGGGCTAGCTTCTTGCCCTTGGGATTGGATTCCGTGACCGGAGCCTTGAGGTTAGCACCCGTCTTGCGCTTGAAGTAAGCACGACCAGCAGCAGTCAGTCCTCCCTTTTTACTTTTGTGTTCCTTCCTCATTTACTTCTGACCTTTGCTTTAGGTGTATTGGCAACAACTGTCTTTCCTCTTGCTCCTGCCTTCTTCTTTTTTCTAGCAGTGCTTGCTCTCTCTGCCTTCGTGAGGCTAAGAGCCTTTCTCTTAGGCAGGCAACGGTCAGGGTTCTTCTTATCTTTCGACGTTCCGCAAGGGCCTTTGATCGATCCATCAGTGCCTATCCTTACCCAGTTCTGTTTTCTCCATTCTGCTAGCTGAGACATTACTTTCCAACTTTCTTGATTGCCTTGTTGTGAGCTTCGGTAAAGGTTGAACCCTCTTTGATTAATTTACGCATAAAGGCCATGTGCTGTTTAGTGTGATGCCGGGAATGAGCTTTCAGTGCCGTCTTTTGTTTTTTGCCAATCTCTTTCATTATCTTCCTTTACGTTTACCACCCTTGGCCTTCTTTGCATAGTTAGGATTCTTGCAGTACTTGGATGCAGCCATGTTAGCATAAGCGGACGGATACGTGTCAAACGTACGTCTAGCCCAGGCTTTACCTTCAGGGCATATCTTACCCCCGCTTTTTGCTTTTTTTGGCATTCTTTACAATTGATTTAAGTAGCTTGGCTTGCCCAGCGTGAGCCTTGGATGCTTGCTCAAGTTTTCTTGCGACGGTTAGTATTTTTCTGTGCATTTGATTTCTTTAATACTTTGAAGTCAGCCCCGGTAATCTTATTACGAGGTGCGGCAACCCTAGCTAGTTTCTTTTGTTTTGGACTGTATTTGCTAAATGGCATTACTTCTTCTTCTTTTTCATGGCCATCTTCTTCATCCCCTTAGCCTTAGCAACTTTTGATGGACGACCTACTTTGCTTCCGTATGTTCCTTTTCCCATTGGCATAATATTATCTTTCCTTTATTTTATTACTGATTTGACCCAGGCTACTAGCTTGGATACGACGGATTTTACCTTCTTAATAAATGTATCTTTTGTTTTGCAGATGAAGCACTTCATAATTATTTGTTTCTTTTATTGTGAAAATCGAAGAGGACTTTTACTTTCTCTGTCAGAGCTTCTAGGTTGTAGTGCATCCTGGCTAGAACGATGATGAGCGTAATAACGCCAATACCAATAGGCCAGAGGGATGCAATGATTTGTAGAACTTCATTCATTTAATGGTTGAGGAGCCGAAGTAGAATCCCACAATAGCTAGAACTGTTTGACGAACCTCTGGCAGTATGAGGTATCCATTAAGGGTCTGATACTTGATCCCTTTGAATAGACCAAAGAAGTGAGATGTCTCCTGCCCTACGGTAACTCCCTCAGGGCTGTGAGCCAACAAAAAGGGGGCTACAACGACCGCAAACAGGACAGTGCATACTATGACCCTCCTGACCCACTCACCGCCTCTTGTAGCGGCTTTCTGGTGGCTTTCGTCAGCGGCTGACTGCTTCTTGATCATAGCGTCCACAGTGCCTTGCTGATTAGCGACAAGCTGTCCAATCAGTTTGAAGATAAAACCAGAGGCTCCTCCTCCGATCATTGCTATGAGTTCAGGGGTCATTTGTCTTTGAGTTCCTTGATTACCTTGATTGCGGATACAGACATATATATGAAGGTTGCTAGACCAACGCAGAAGCCAAGTATTTCATTCACAGGCGATAGTCCAATGGTGGCAAAGAATCCACCTGTTCCAATTGTTGATCTGTAGATAATGTCTTGCATAGCATTTAGTCTTCGTCAGGGTCAGGCAGAGGTGTGTAGTGATCAACAGTTGATGCCTTCTCGGAATCATCGAGGTCGTAGTCCGTTACGTCCAATGCCCAGGTGTGGTCAATAGTCTCAGCAGGATAGGTAAGCCAACGTGTGCCTATGCCGTTGTCTTCGATCCAGTAATCAAAGCCAATCTCCTTGCCTTCTTCGTCGGCTCGTTCAATGGCGGCCTCCTTGCTTGCGTATATTAGATAGAGCATTAGAATATTGAGTAATGACTGTTAACGTTAGTCTCAAGGGCAGTAAAGTTACTTGTTTGGTTGGAGTTATAAATAATAATTTCTTGTATGTCTCCATCCCAAAAATTATTAGCGGTATCGTGATTTGCACCGATTACAATACCAGTCATTCCTTGAGTAGAAGGATTTCCTGTAGTTTTTTCCGTACCATCAATTCTTAAACTAGAAGAGGCTCCGTTGAGTAAAGAGGTAAATAAGTGTCTATCCGCATCAGCATTTTCTCCAGTTGCTACAACTGTACCAGCAAAATGAGCAAATTGACCACTACCAGTAGTACTTAATTGAAACATATTTCTAGCAGTATTTAAGTGACCATCGTATAATTTTCTATTCTCGTCAGCATAAACATCTAACTCAGCTACTGAGAAAAATGTATTAGGTTGAGATAGAGTACCTTGGGTATAAGTTTCCCTTTCTAAAAAATCATCCGTACCGTCAAACTTAAAAGAAGCCTTACTATTTACTGTTACTAAAGAACCAGCATTAACAATCTTAGGCTGCTTAGAAGCTGTTGACTGAGTAACATCATTGCCATTACCTGACTGGTCATACCAAGTTTCTACAAAGCCGTCCACTTGGTCAAACCCTGGGTCTACACCAGATGGTAGGTCAATGCTGTAGGCTTCACCAATGTTAGCTTCAATGGCTACACGGTTGTCTGATTGGTCAGTGTCATAGATAATTGCTTCTCTTATGTGACCATTAAAAGTGGTTCCACTTCCAGCCCTTAGTTTTCCAAGAAAAATTGTATCAAGTTCTCCTGATGTAAAATCACTACCGTAATCATCAGTTGTTTCTACCAAGGTTCCACCTAAGGCTCCTACCTTCGTGGAAGTTTGACCCGTTGTAACTGCAAAACTTAGTCTAGTTGAGCCACTTACCGATGCGTTTACTGTTCTAGATGTAGTATTTCTTACGCTAGCTTGTGAAACCGAAGCACCTTCTACTATGCCAAAATTAGTGTTATTAGTAGATGCACTTGAACCCATTGATAGCGCAGCAGCTCCACCGCTATCTCTTATGGACGCTTCAAACATTGAAATTGTTGCTCCAAAACCAGATACGGAGGAAGCGGTTAATGTGTCATCACTTCCGTCAAACTCTATACCATCAGCTATTAAAGAACCAGAATCAACAATCTTAGGTTGTTCCGCAGCAGTTGCTTGAACTGCGTGATTACCTGTTGCTGTATCTCCTGCTTGCGTGGTTACACTTTGGTCATACCAAGTTTTAACGAAGCCGTTGTCTGACCCACTTGTCCCAACAAAGGACAACAAGGTTCCATCAGTAATCTCATCTGCTGTAAACGACTTTAAAGCATCGTCAGAGCTACGACGAACCTGCACTACAAACTGACCATTAGCACGGGCTACGGTATCTCCTGTTGCCGCTAAGGTAGCCTGACGTGTCCCTAGGCTACGAAGTGAGTAAGCCGCCTTGGCAATAAGGAAGTCACCATCACGGCCCGTTGCACTCAGTGCCTGTATGTCCAGAGGTGCTGTTACCTGAGCATTTACAAAGTCCTGCAACGCACCAGAAGATACGTCGGACGCTGTGAAGTCCTGCTCGTGGTTGTCGCTTGCTCTACGCACACGCACAACCTTGGGATCACCACCAGTAAGACTACGGAGGCTGTATGCCGCCGCAGGATCAGGAGCAATCTGTGTGATGCTCTCTCCTACTGAGTTCAGCCTGCGCTGCTGACCCAGGGCTGAGTCAAGGCTAATATGCATATTAGACCTTGTGTAGTTGCACTAAGCTGCCAGCACCGCTAACCTCTACGCTAGTAAAATTACCATATATAATTGTACCTGCTCCAAAGGATGTAAGGAGGTCGGCAGCATTTTCTACATTAGTAGCGGTCAGTCCTGCTAGGGTTGAATCCTTCAGGAACTGGATAGCTCCAAACGTACCAGCGGTTGCACCGTCAGCAGCATTAATTACTATTGAACCTACGGAGCTGAACTCCAGTGCGTTATTTCTTGAACTTGCCATAATTGTGTATTATATCACAGGGGGTTATTATCGGGACTGCCGATTTACATAAGTGGAGAACCGCTTGTTCACGGTATTGTTATTAGAGATTATATCAACCTTCTCAAGTTCTAGTGCCAAAGCACCTGAGGCTGTGTTTTCCTCGGCGAATGCCTTGTCAGTCTGGCCGTCCATACGGAGGAAGTCAGCATAGGTTGCGTGAGCAATGTAAGCAAAGAACTCCGCAGGGACCTCGACAGTGCTACCGGTGAAGTCCGATACTTCAATCGGAGTGGAAACAGTAATATTAAATGGAGTGAACTCCTTTTTGTAAGAAACAAATGCCGAGTTATCAGTCGTAGAAGCAATATTAAGTACATTAGCTCCAGTAAAATCTACAAAGAACTCGTACTCAATAGCGGACTGATTTAAGAAGGCTTGCTTCCTGAAGATACGATTGAATGAACCAATGTTTGTTTTTCCGGTCTGAGCGTAGGGTATTAAGTTCTTACCTTCTACTAGAAGTAAGTCAGTAGAACCATCACGAGCAGTAAAAGTTACTACATCTGTAATATTATCCTTCTTATTAGTATCAGCCTCAATAAATTGTTGAACCCCAGCTGTAACAGTAAAAGTTCCCGATGTTTGTGGGGCAGCAGATGCTCCAGTATCCACTCGCCAGGCTGTCCCTGTGTTGTAGATAATAGTATCGGTTGCGCTTACGGTTCCATCAGCAGCAGTTATTCCTGCACCTTGATAGACACTTAGACCACCAGATGTATTAGCACCTAGTAATTTGTAGTTCTGGTTCACGCTAGTGCTTGTACTAGCTGTTGCTCCAGATAATGTTAATGCCAGTATGTCCCTCTTCTCTGAAGGGACAAAGTATCGAGGCCAGATTGGACTCTCGTTAAATGCTTGCAAGAACCTGCGGTTAATCAGATTAGCCACGTCATCTGCTTCCGTAGGAGCAAAGGATCCAACACCAGCTAGGGATTGGATTAACTTAAAAAGATCGCCGTAGGTTCTGGTCTGCATTAGATTTTGTTTGGAGTAAGTTCCGGGAACTTCTTATTGTAGTACTTTAAAAATTCTTTAGAATGCACGGTATCTTGACCGTACTTCTTGATTAGTCGGAAGTATTCCCGGTGAGGAATAGTTGCAACTGGTTTGCCAAGAACTGGGTGGACTGTCCCCTTGAGTGCTTGGGCTTCTTTGGCTGCCTGAGCAACCCGCTTATGTTCCGTCTCCTTCTCAAGTTTGAAGCCGTTAGTGATTTCATTCATGAAGGCGCGATCAATCTCGCCATCGGAGTACCGCTTTAGGTTAGGAACAATAATATCCATATTAAAAAAGGTGGGGGGCCGAAGCCCCCCGACCAGTATTTAATTAGTTAGAAAACACTGCACCAGCGGTAGGGTAGTATTCGATAAGAACACGAACCTTACCACCATTAGCAAGAGCCTCGTCGGCTTCACCTGCTGATGTGAATGTAATATCTAGGTTATCGATTGCGGGAGCAAGGTAAACATCGTCACCTGTATTGGTGAGGATTGTTCCTTCCGCGACTGGAGTTTGGCCTTCGCACAGTTGAGCTGATGCAATCAGTCCATCTGTATCTCCATCGTCACCCATAATTATGGTATATCCAGTGTATGTAGTGCCTGATGTTGATGCTGCTGGGACCGTTTCGTCAACGATTACCGATGCCTTGCCGATTTTACCCGCAAGCTGTGAGCCTCCGGCAGTTACGTTCAAAACACCACCAGTTGGTACATCTGCTGCGATGTCAATGGATGCTTCGTGCGTATAACCAAGTGCTAGCGTTTGGATGTCTCCGACTTTCTTTAATGCTAATGTAGACATAATATTGTATCTCCTTTAGTTGAGGGTTAGGTTACGTCCTGGATAACGCCGTGTGCGCCAGGGTGGTAAACACCGAGGGTCAAAGCGCAATCAACGAATCCACGCTCACCGCCACCTTGATTAGGAAGGCGAGTGCTTCCCATTGGGATAAGCTCGTGAACACCGTAGTACTCAGGGTTAACAATATAACCAGAACCAGTTGCTGTGTTGCCACCGAAGTTAGGCGCGCAGTCAGGGTTTTGGTTAACGATTGAAACAACACCATGATCTGACTCATAGAGGTCAACAGATAGCTTGATGCTACCGCTGTTGCCGTCGTAGTTTACTGTACGAACATTGTCCGTAGCGGAAGCAGATGTACGAGCGAAGTCAGCGATAACTTGGCGTAGTCCAGTGTCAGCAACAAGCATAAG